GCTTGCTGACCCAACGCTTCCGGCAATGACTCGATCGTTTTGCCACAGTGGTGGCACACACAAACATGGACTCCACGCTGCAGGTCAAGACGACAGTCATACGAGCAACGCCCGTGCATGCGTCACCCGCAGCCGCACGTTGGGCCGAGCGAAGTCGCTGTGCCGTTGCACGTTGGAAGCCCAATCACATCTACCACGAAGTCGCCACCAAAACTCCACTCTGTGCATGCGTCGTCGTTGAATGTGGCACCACCCGCGACCTTGCTGACGAACGGTGGATCCGGGAAGCGATCTTGATACCTATTGCGTGATGTGCCATTGAACGTCGCGCCTCCATTCACGACGCCAAACCTATTGGTCGATGCCCCATTGAAAACGGCACCGCCATTGACAACGCCCCAGTTTTCTCCAGCGTTAAAAATGGCGCCGCCGTTGACGGTGGCGGAATATTTAAAAGCAATAACACTCGGACCAAAAGCCAAAATATGCGGGCTTCCGTTGTTGACGCTTCCGGAATTGAACACCGCACCGCCGTTCACGAAACTGTTGTTGTAGGATGATGTGCTGAACACGGCACCGCCGAATACGATTCCAGTGCCAGAAACGCCGGTCTCCAAAGATGATTTTTCGATTTGGAAGAAACTGCCGTTTCGTGAATTACTGTTGAACACAGCGCCGTCGTACACTATGCCGTTCAGAAAGTCTTCCATTAGTGTAGTTACCGGTTGACCCACTTCTTGGTAGTCAACCACAAAAGAGTCGTATTTAGGCCCGGCGAGTGTAAGTTGACCGCCGCCGGCGTTTGCGGCGCCTGTAAACGTCGCCCCGTTGTAAACGTTCGCACCATTTAGCGCGCCGTTGCGAAACAGCGCGCCGCCGTAGACTGAAACGCCGTAGGTCGTAGAGTTGCTAAACACAGATCCGTGTGTGGTTCCGTATGCAGTGTGCGTGGTCGTCAAATTAAAACCACCTGCCAGAATCGTGTCCCAAAAGTACGCCCGCTGAACCGTCCTGTTTGCTTTCAGGTTCAGGTAGCTGTAGACGTGAATCGTAGCGTTTGACGGCGGCAGCCCTGTGGCACGGGCGATCAATGTGTTTGGCAGGTTGAGCGTGTCGCTCGGCGACGTCGTCTTGACGCTGTACCAGTTGCACGGGTTGTCCCACGCCCGCTGCTCATTGAGAACGGCACCGCCGCCCAACTTGCTTGTGCCTTCGGACCCGTAGAAGAACCAGGCATCACTGGCGATGCTCTCGTTTAGGGTCCACGTGGCACCGCCCACGTCGTCCCAACTGCCGGACGGCACCCAAGCGCCGGTATTGGCCGGTGCGACGTAAGGCTTATTGCCACCGCACTGGTCGCAGCACGGGTTGCACGGACTGCCGAGCATCTCAGCACTCCGCGGCGATCAGGTACCACAGCTGCCCGACGCGGGCGAGCATGACCCACTTGTTGGCCGCCACGTCCGCAAACTTGTTCCACGCCCGCAGCACGTCGGACGTGGCAGCTTCGCTGCCGAGATCGCCAGCCCATACGGTGATGTTCTGTGCCGTGCCCTTCGTCCACGTGCTCGAGGTCTTGCCCAAGACGTGCACGCGGGCCGCCACGCCGTCGGCGGCAACACCGGGGCGGTTGCCGAGCACGATGTCGGCGGCATCCTGGGCGCGGTTCCACGCCCTGGCCGAGATCGCAGACGTGAGCGGCTGCCCGGCCTCGATGCGTCCGTCGCGGCGTGCCATCAGCTCACCCCGATGCCGAGCAGGGCAAAGTTGGTCTCGGCGTAGACCTGGTTGACGTACACGAACTTAGGCCGCTTGAGCTGCGTGGTGCCGGACACGGAGTCCTCGTACCGCACCCACATGTACTCGTGGCCTTTTTTGTTGACGCCGGTGACCGTGCCCACGGTGAGCGTGGGCATCGTCGTGCCGTCCGCGTTGCTCTGTGCGACAAACTTGTAGGACAGCGACCAGGGCGAGTTGCCCTTCTCGGCGTCCCAGTCCTGCGATCCGGTGCCGCCCAAAAACAACACCTCGCCGGCGGCGAAACCGCGGAACGCTGCGTTGTTGACCGTGCCGGTGAGCGCCGACACCTTTTTGATGTAGTCGGTCGTCACGTACGTAGCCGGGACGTCATAGGTCTCAGTCCACTGCAGCGCGGGGATCACGATGTCGACGCCCTGAACGCTGTCGCCGTCGACGCCGATGGCGCCCTGCTGATCGGGTGCCGTCCCGGACGGATACCGTTTCTCGGTGCTGTAGGTGCGGTCGGACGTGCCGGCGCCCAGCTGCGGCTGCTGCGTGATGTGCTGCGTCCCGCCTGACGTGTCGAACGACCTCGAGCGACGCAGCGGGTCGGGCTTTTGGTCGTCGTCCGCACCGCGGCTGACGTAGCTGACCGTCAGCTGCCACGCCTCGTCGCCCAGGTAGTCGAGCGTGTAGCTCTCGGCTTGCAGCTTGTTCTGCGGCTGCCCGGGGTACTGCCAGTAGAGGTAGAGGGTCCAAAGCGTCAGGTTGACGTCGTCGTGCACGGCACGGTCGTCGGTCGTGCCAAAGATCTTCCACGACTTCTTGTACGTGTTCTGGCTGCGCTGCCCGAGACGGTAGATCGTCGCCGACCGGCTCGCGGAGTCCTCGACCCATGTGTATTCGGGCATGCGTCAGGTCCCCACCAAGGCCGGGTCTTCGTCCGTGTTGTCCGCGATCCGCTCGAGAAGGTCGACCTGCTGCTGCGCCAGCGACTTGGCGAAACCGAGGCCGCTGGCCGCTGCCGCAGAGAACGTGCCGACCACCTCACCGCGCTCCATGCCGGCGGCAGCGGCGCCGGCACCTTCGCGGATGCGTTGCTCGTTGCCGCCAGCCGCTCGCTCGGCTGCACGCTCGGCCGACGCCGCGATGGCCTCGGCCAAGGCTGCCTCGGCACCTAGCGTGGCACTGCGACGGTCGGCGGCTCGCTGCGCGTTGGTGGCCAGCCGGCCTTGGGCGGTCGCGTCGGCTCCGGCATTCATCGCATCGATGTTGCGTCGTGCGTCTGCGGCCGTCTGTGCGTTTTGCTGCGACGCCGTCTCCATGCGGCTTGCCACGCCTGGGCGGGCCTGTGCACGAGCTGCGGCACGTGCCGACATCTCGTCGTTGACCTTGGCATTCTCCCTGGCCAAGTCGTATCCGCGCTTGATAAAGGACTGCACGTAGTTCCACGACTTGCGGACGGCGGCTTCCATCGTGTCCCAGGCCGCCAGAATGCCGTTGATGACGTTGTCGAAGGCGCCCTGCAGGATCGCGCCGAACGTGTTGGCACCCTGCACCACGTACGACCACATGCCTTCCCACGTCGTGGCCACGGCCGTGCCCAGATACGTCCACGTGTTCTGGAACGTCGCCACCCACGAGTCGACCTGCCCCATCAGGGCCTCAACGCCACGTGACCAGCCGGCCTGCAGCCCCAGCCACAGGATGTCCATGGCGCCCGCCAGATTGCCGGCAGCCAGCTCCTGATACACGCCGTCGAACGTAGCGGTGGCGGTCGCGCCCAGGTCGCGTAGCACGCCCATGGCGTTGTTGCCGGCGTCGACGAACGCTCCGCCGATGGCTGATGCGATCTGGTGAAAGCCGCCAGCTGCGTAGATGGCAGCACCCGCCACGGCACCCAGTAGGCCTACGGCGATCGCCAGCGGGGCGTTGGCGGCCACCCAGGCGGCCAGGCTGGTAGCCGCCGCCACGGTCGTTTTCACGCCGTAGAGCACGGCACCAGCGGCTGCGGACACAAACGACGCCGCGAGCTGGTAGGCAACCTTGACCGTCGACACCAGCGGCGACACTAGCGCCGCCACGCCGGTCGACAGCGTCTTGACCGCGAACCCGGCAGCCGTGAGCGTGCCGCCGACCGCCACCATCGCGGCCCCGACAGCCAACGCCTGCTGCACGAAGACCTTGTTTTCGCTGATGTACCTCGACACCTGGCCGACGAGGATTGCGATCGACGACGACAGTCCCGCCATGGCCGGCGCGACGGCTGCGCCCACCGTGACGGTCACGGCCTTGAGCGCCGTCATCAGCTCGCCGATCGAGTCGTTGAGTCGTGCCGCGGAGTCGGCCGTCTCCTGATCCATCACGATGCCGAGCTGCTCGGCCTGCTGCATGAGCGCCCGGATGCCGCCGGCACCGTCCTCGAGCATGGGCAGGAGCGCGGTGCCGGCACGGCCGAAGACGGCCATCGCCAAGGCCGCCCGCTCGCCCGGTTCCTGCACCTGCGCGAGCGCGTCGGACAACGCCAGAAACTGATCCTCGGGCGACAGCTGCTTGAGCGCGTTGACGTCCACGCCGAGCCGTTCAAACGCTTTGGCGGCGGCCTTGCCACCCTGCGATGCCGTGTCGAGCGTCCGCTGCATCGTGCGGATGCCCTTTTCCAGCGTGCCGATGTCGGTGCCCGACTGCCCGGCCGCAAACCCAAACGCGGACACGGCCTCGGTCGACAGGCCGGTGCGCGCGGCCATCTTCTGCACCGCATCCCCGACCTCGGAGAATGCAGCCGCCGCGCCGGCGATCGGCGCCGTGATCGCACTGCCGGCAGCCATGAGTCGGCTGCCGATCGACATCATCGACGAGCCGAGCTGCCCCATCCGCTTGTTGATCGTGCCGAGGGCCGCAAACAGCTTTTTGGGGTCCGCGCCGATCTCGACGTAAACCTTGCCCTGGCGGACTGCGTTGGCACTCATGTTTTCACCTCATGCCAATTCGGCCCGAGCAGCTTGCGGATCTCGTCGGGCGTCGCCTGCCGCGGCGGCGCCTTTTTGGCGAAGGGGTTGAACTCGATCGGCTTGGCTTGCGGCTGGCCCTTGCTGCGGTTCAGGTTGGCTTGTTGACTCATCAGCCACGCGACCCGCCACCACTCCTGCTCTAGACGAGCGTCTCGAGCGGCGAAGAGTCCACGGATGGTCCATTCGTCGGGGTTGACTCCGAGAATTCCGGCGGCCTCGTAGATGGCGTCCCAGATGGTCCGAGCAGCGACTCGACCGTCGTCTTTTGCAGTTGGGCCTCCGCCCGATTGGCCAGCTCGGCCTGCAGCTCGTCCATGCGCTCGACGAGCTGCTTGATCATGCGGCGAAGGCGGAGGGGGAAAAAATCGACCAGCTCCTCTTCGAGCGCCCGTTGCGCCGCCTCGAGTGAGTCACCACGAAGCGACTCTAGAAACTCTTCTTTGGTCAGCTTGCGCTCGTCCACCTGTCGGCACAGGATCGCGTAGAGCACCTCGCCGATCGTGGTGTAGCGTGAGCGGATGACCTCGAGGGCGCGTCCGATCGTCGAGACGTCGATCAGGTCGAACGGAATCGACCGGTCGACCTTGCGGACGGACCCGTCCGGCTGCTCTTCGTCTTCTTGGACGTCGATGCGCACCAGATCCTTGACCCGAGCGGCCGCACCGCACGTCATCACGACGCGCCACGGCCGGCCTTCGTCGTCCTTAAACTCACGCATCCTATTCCTCCCTGAGATCTACCCTGGTCAACGCACACTCGACGGTCCAGCTCGTCGCACCGTCGAGCGGGTTGGTTTCGGTGATGCCGGTGACCACCGCGTTGAATGACCAACCGGCCTCACCGCCAGATACGGCAACAAGCGTGCCGTCGAGCAGCAGATCGAGATCCATGTCTCCGTCGTCGTTGATCTCAAACGACACGGTTGCAGCCCAGCCGGTGGAATACACGGCCTGCTGTCGCACGCCGAACTCTTCCACCTCGATCGTGCGGGCTGTCGCTGTCCACGTGACGTTTCGCACGCTCGCGATGGCACCGCCGACGGTCAGCGTCGCGTCCTTGCCGAGCGTGATCGCCACGAGTCAGATGCCTCCCCGACGCGCGG